CTATTGTTGCAGTCGAACACGTTTAGTACGACTTGGACAAAAAACAATGCCACACTTACAAGCGGGCAAAGCGGTTACGATGGCACGAGCGACGCTTGGGAATTGAAATCGGCAGGTAGTGGTACTTGCGAAATTATACAATCTTATACCGTAACGGGAGTAAAAACGCATAGTATTTATGCAAAAGCGGGTACGATTTCAACTCTTAAAATATATGCAGGTTCCGCAAAGGAGTTTAATTTATCTACAGGTACTACTGCCTCGACAAACGCAAAAATAACTAGCGTGGGCAGTGGGTGGTATAGATGCGAGGTTTTTGAGACAGCACAAGCCTTTTACAATGTTTACTTTACAGCAACGGCAGCAAACGATACCATCTACATCCAAGACGCCCAACTGAACTACGGCCTCGTAGCGCAAGAGTATCAAGAGACCACGACCACGAGCGTAGTAAGTGGAATCACCAATGATATGCCCCGCCTTGACTATTCGGGGGGTGCTTCGTGTCCTTCGCTTTTGTTGGAGCCGAGTAGGACGAATTTGGTAACGCATTCGGAATTTTTCGGTTCAGCGGATTGGGCGCAAACGAGGATGACTACAACGGCAAACAATGCCGTCAGCCCCGAAGGTGTCCAAAACGCGGCGTTACTCGCAAACACTACCGACACGGGAAACCATACAACCGTATTTAATCTTGGCAGTTTAACAAACCCAAGTATGGCGTTTTCGTTATTCGTAAAAAAGAAGGACAACGACTTCGTGCAGATTGGTATGTACAATAGTTCCACGAACTGGAATGCGGTAAAGTTTAACATTGAAACGGGTTCGGTTTTAGGTAGTGGCGCTGGCGGAGTACATAGCGCACCAACTAACGCAACCATTACGAGTTACGGCAACGGATGGTACCGAATCTCTGCGGTTTTTGCCGCAACCATTACGTCCGCCACCGAGCAAGTGTATATAACCGCAACGCCAACAAGCGCAACCCCGACTGGTGCCTTTGGTCTTGGCGGTGGCTGGACTGGCGCCACGACCGAGAACCTTTGGGTTTACGGAGCGCAAGCGGAGAATAGTGCGTCCTACCCAACTTCGTACATCCCCACCTACGGCACAAGCGTGACCCGTGTGCAAGATGCGTGTAGCAAGACGGGCATTTCTTCTTTGATTGGCACGGAGGGTACTTTGTTTGTGGAGTTTATAAGCGGTGCGGATGATGCAACTAACCACATATTAAGTTTAAGTGACGGAACTACATCCAATCGGGTTTCTTTAGTTAAAAATACAAGCGATGATTTAAGAGCTTTTGTTGCAAGTGGTGGGGCAAGTCAAGCCTCTATTCTATGGCCTAACTACGCACCAAATACGAACATAAAAACCGCAATATCTTACAAGGCGAATGAAATTAAATTCTATGCAAATGGTGAAAATGCTGGAACAGATACCAGCGCACTTGTTCCCGCATCTTTGACACAAGTGGAATTTGAAACAAGCGGGAGCCCTTTTGCTTACCCAATAAAGCAACTAATTATTTTCCCGACCGCACTAACCGCCACGCAAATGGCAGAACTAACCGCATAAGATATGGCAACCTTAAGAAAATACGAGTATAGCCCTTCCCAGTGGGCCACCGCTAAATCCAAGATAACCCTAACCAACGAGGAGGGGGAAACTTATTACGACCCCGCAAAGGTGCGCCAAGTGGTAGAACTGGGGAACCTTGTAACAACCCCCGCAATCTATGACGAGGAGGGGAACGAACTAAGCCCCGCAGTCCTTTCTACAAAGTGGAGCGTGGATATCCTTTGGGAGGGTGAACCGATGACGACGGCGTTCGAATCCTATGAAATTTGGTGTGCGCCTATGGGCGTTCATTCAATGGGGGGCGTGCATACTATGTTGGAATGGATTGAAACCTGTAAATCAAAACGCCCCGAACTATTTCCTGAACCTTCTGCTGAATGATGACACGAACTGAATCCGTAGGGGCTACCTTCCTCTCAACTGCTATTAGCTGGGTTACTATTGATATCAATCCCATCCTTTCGGGTATTGCTTCAATCTTTGCTATTGTTTTGTCTTGCTTCCTGATCTACAAGACCTATCTCGAAATCAAGATTCGTAAAAACCAATTGAAATGAAGGAGTGGTTTCATAAACTATTGAGCGAAGGAGATGCCGTAAGCTCTAAGCGCGTTGTTGGCCTTTTGGGGGCGATTACGCTTCTCACGATGTTCGTTATTACCTCCTTTAGTCCAAAGGCTATTGCAGCCTCTGATTCTCTTATTTATTCCGTATTGGGTTTGACTCTTGGATGCTTTGGTTTTACGTCGGTTGATAAATTCGTTCGCAAGTAATGGCAAAGGGTCAAACGGCTACTTCCTATATCTCAAAGAGCAAGAAGCGAGGTAAGCATTCAAAACAAGAAAGCTCTAACAAGGCAAGCAAGAATTACAAGAAGCAGTATAAAGGTCAAGGTCGATGATAATGCTTTCCGACAACTTCAGTCTTGCTGAATTGACCAAAACGAATACGGGGCTTCCTAACGCACTTCCAGAGCATTTGTATAGCAACCTCCAATCGCTCGTAGATAATGTCTTACAACCCGCGAGAGATGCCTTAGGAGCGATTCAAGTGACGAGTTGCTACCGCTCCCCCGAAGTCAATGCAAAGATTGGAGGGTCAAAGACCTCTCAACATTGTTTGGCTCAAGCGGCTGATCTAAAGTTCAAGGGGGGTAATGAGGTCTTGTTTGATTGGATACTTGAGAACACCGACTTTGATCAACTCATTTGGGAGTTTGGTACGGATGATGCTCCTTCTTGGGTTCACGTCTCTTACTCACCAAGACACCGAAAGCAAGTCCTAAGAGCTAAAAAGATAAACGGAAAGACCAAATACCTTCCGATGTGATTATTTGGCCTATTGTATGCAGTATAGTAGGAGCGATAAACGCAACCCCTGATAATTTTATTTCAATAGGCTACGGAGCTTGTTACCACTACGACTCTTTTAACTATTCCATTCACTACGAGAGCGTTCAGGTTCAGGCGGTGGTAATGACTCCTGCGAGGTGGAGAACGACAAGAATGCAACCCGAGCAATATGTTTTGGTGCAATACTACAATGAAGGAAAGAAAGTGAGTTACTATGTAGGTCTTGGTTACAATATCGGAAATCGTGTGGTTTATTCTGGAGGAGTGAAATACGACTTAAACGAATACCTATCTACTTCCGTTATCTTGTATCAGTCCTATATGAATCACATTGTATTAGGTTTGAATTTAGAATTATGAATGATTTTGAAAATTGGTTAGATGAACTCGAAGAACTCCCCGTTAACCCCCTTTGCTCTATTGACAACCCTGAGTGTGATTCTTGCGGTAGTTAGTGGATGTGGTGCGAGAAAGCCCCAAGAGAATGTAATTGTAAGGGACACGGTTGTAATTACCAAAGAGAGAAGGCTAATAGACACTCTGATCTTATTCAAGGACACGACCATCTACCAAGATCGCGTAAAGGTAAAGATTGAATACCGAGACAATTTTGTCAGGGTGGAGGCTGACTGTCCAGCGGATACGATCAAAGTGACTCAAGTCAAATTCATTGAAGCCAAACACGACAAGAAGATGAGTTGGGAAGGGTTGCTTGGATGGATTATTGCTATTCTATGCTTGTTGGTCATTGTCCGAACAGTAGTTCAAAAGTTGATTTAAGGTGCTTTTCGTGCGTTTTAAGCCACTTAACATAGCTGAGTGGTATGTGCGTATAGGTCAATGGGAGAAAGCCTCTTAAATCAAAGATTTCGCCAACCGCCCCCGAAAAGCCTTATGGGGAATTTTTTTTTAAAAATTATTTGGTAGGTTAGGTGAAGTTGCTTATTTTTTACAACATAGTTAGTAACTTAACAGTTACTGTAACCTAACGGTTACCAATAGTTAGGGTTTGGTTATGTTGTTTTAGTTAGTTAGTTTCGTTGTATAGTTAAACAACAATGACAAAGAAAGAGTTGAGAAAGAAGTGGGATGCAATAGAAAGAGGTGAGATACCCGATGACTACCAAAACCCTTTCCTATCTCATTTTGGTTTTATGGATTATCCACTTGATGCAGATGAAGAACGAACAAGAAAAAGAGCGAGAGCCAAAAACAACTCCTAACGATCATCAAGGATGGCATTTCCTCTATTGGGAAGAAAACCCTAACTTTGCCTCCAATGAGCAAGACTCCTAAATACTACATCGGTAAGTACAAGTCCATTGAGGCTTTTGATGTTGTGTTGGATTTCCAAGAGGACAACTACAACTTGGGTACGGCTATCACTTACCTCCTACGGGCAGGCAAGAAACCAAACAACCCAATCACCCAAGACATCAAGAAAGCCATTGCTCACCTTCAGCGTGAGTTAGAACACCAAGCCCACAAGTCCGCTAACCACCTTGAATACTTTGAGTTCCACAATGCATCAGCAAAACCCAAATCCGATGGAATGGCATTACTATACCAACAAGTCAACGAAAAGGAAGATTGACAATCTCCTTCAATCGGCTGCGATGTTGTTTGCTAACTGTGAACCAACATACGAAGCACGACAAGAGGCTCTAAAGAAAGAGCAAGAGTACCTTTCTCAAATCTATGACCTTGACCCACACTTTGCCGAGCGTTGTGGATATAAGCGTTGAGATAGGCAAAGTCCCAAGCCTAAACGCCTTTTATGCAAGTAAGCATTGGGCGATCAGGAAAAAGGCAAAGGACAAGTTCAAAGCCGAAGTGCTTGAGCAGTTAGATCAGTACGACAAGTTTGAGTTTAAGAGCGTAGCGGTACGATTGGAAACCAATCTTGGCTACGACATTGACAACTGTATTATGGCAGTCAAGTTCTCAATGGATGCCCTCAAGGAGTGGGGAGGCGTAAAGGATGATACAAAGGTCTACTTCCCAAAGCTCACCATCATCTACAATCCAGAACTTGAGAAGAACACCTCAAAAATTTTTTTCACGGGAGATTTGGTAGATTAAAAATTTCAACATAGGTTTGTTGAAGATTCAAATCAACACACTATGAATTACAATCTATCATCCCAGACCTACGAGTCCTACATTGATTTGTTGGAAGCTCGTGTAGAAGCAATGCAAAAGCGCATTGATGCCCTTGAGGCAGTAAGTAATCCCGTATTGAATGCGGAGTTAGCAACGCAAGACTTCATCTTTAACAAATTATTCCGATGAACGACAAAGCGTATATTAGTTGGCTTGAGGAAAGGGTAGTTCGCCTGGAATGCGAGTTGGCAGAACTCAATGACCGCTACACCAAGACCCTCAACAATCACATCTTCTTTTTAGATAACTTAACCCAATCCCTTAAAAATGCCTAAAATCGTAAGCCTACAAGACACGGGGCGTATGTGGAAAGAATTTCACATCCTCAACATCGCTTTTGATAACAACGATAGCGGTGATGTTCTCGCCAAATCAACTTCTCCCTCCTACAAGGTGGGTGATGAGGTACAGTACACCAAGAATGAGCGTGGTGGTATCAAGATTCAGCGTGAACAAAGCAACTATCCCTCTTCAAACAACTCTAACTACTCCCCTAAAGTGAAGCAAGACAATTCAGAACAAATCGCTCGTAGCGTAGTGTTCAAAGGTGCTATTGATTTGGTAGCAAGTGGCAAACTTCAGGTAACGGACATCCCCTCTTTTGTAGACAAGTACCTCTCCGTAGTCACGGGCGCACAAGCGCAAGGCGCATCCTACGCCAACCACTTTCAAGAAAGTTCACCCTTCTAAAATCAAGCCCCACTTCGGTGGGGTTTTTTTCTTTCCTTTGTTTTTATGACACACCCATCCTTAATAAGGAACGGAGATGTATTTGACTATCTCCAAAAAGCCCGTAAAGGTCAAATACCCGAAGCCTCCAAGTTTGGTCATTCGGAGATAGATGACTATTTGCGATTCAAACGAGGGAACTTTATCGTGGTCACTGGTCACGCCAATGTCGGTAAGACCCACACGATGCTCTACCTAATGCTTCTTCATACCCTCAACAACGGAACGAAGTGGCTGGTATACTCATCAGAGAACGATGTCAAGAGCATCCAACGAAAACTTATTGAGTTCTTGTGTGGGAAGCA